GCTGGCACTTTAGTTTTATGTCGCGCACTTTAAGGGGTAAACGATGAGCATTTATTTTAATTTTAAAGGTAAAAGCGGCAAAGAGCTACATGCACTAAACCGCCAATGGAATGACTTGCAAGACTTCCGTAAATCGGGTGTTAATGCGTCATTAGATTTACTAAAGCATACGGGTGAAACATTCGGCGTAAATAAAGCTGAAAAAGATATGTCAGTTAACATGCTACGTGTTGACGAGATGTACCGCTTAGTTGATGGTACTGCAACTGGTGAAGATCGCGATTGGGGTTCACAAAATCTTTTAGGTGACTTGTTATCAACAGCTCAAACTGTGAGCATTGGTAAGAAAGTTATTGAATCACGCCGATACAGTGAAGCAGGTCGTATTACTCGCTCAATGTCAGGTCAAACTGATATTAAGATGGATAAGACAGAAAGTAACTATCAAAAAACTATCGTACCTATCTTTGATGGTGGCTACGAGCGTGACTTCCGTGATGTTGCAGCTATGCAAAGTGAAGCTTTACCAGCACTAGCAGAAGATTCAATGGAAATTGAGTTTTCATTACTTGAAGATGTGAATGACTATCTTTGGAATGGTGACGCATCGCTTAAAGTTGATACGGCGGTTTGGGGTGGCTTGAAAGGTGACAGCTCAATTGCAACGTACACATTGCAAAAAGACTTATCAGCATCAGCTACAAGCGATGCGGAAGCAGTTGCGGAATTACTAGCCGCTCTTGATGTTCTACGTATTGCAAACAAGAAGTCTGGCCCATTTGTGCTGAAAGTATCTCCACAAATTATGTCTAACTTCCAGCGTATCGGTGCATCAAACAACACTGGTTTTATGAACATTATGGCAGCTGTTAGTCAGCTAATCCCTGAGTTCTCATCAATCCAAGCAGATAGCCAGCTTTCAGGTAACCAGATTTTAATCTCGATTATCGGTCAGCAAGGTCTACATGCTAAAGTTGGCATGATGATGTCAAGCTACCAAATGCCACGCTTTAAGCACAACGACCCGTACCAATTTGTTAAATGGTTCGCGGCTGGATTCCAGTCTAAGAATACATTCAGCGGATTGAAATCAACTGTGTATGCTTCTGGCGCATAAGTGGGTGAGCTATGAAAGTTAATGTAACTAAAAAAGCTCATTTCGCTAAGGTTGATGGTGTTTTGACTGAGTTGGCATTAGGTGAGCAAGAAGTTGACACCAAAACAGCTGAGTCAATGATTGCCAACGGCTACGCTGTAAAGGTTGAAGCTGCAAAGCGAGAGGCTAAAAGCACCAAATCCAAAAAGTAATCCAACGATTGCAAACGAAAGCCCTGTTATCTAGCAGGGCTTTTTTGTTGGTAGTATTTTTTTATTTTACCTATGAAATATTCGCCTGTTGACTCTGGCGCATTAGATGGCATTCCTATAGCATAATCATCAGTGAATACAGTAAGCTTGTCTATACCATAACTTACAGCCTTTACCTCATACTCAGCCGCAACACCTACGCTATCTAAATAATCCATTGCTTGCTGTGCTACTTGTTCTAGGTTCATTTTGCACCACCCATAGCATCAAGTGCTCTATCTAGGTCTGATAGTGTCCATTGGTAAGTTCCTGCACAAGTAAATTCACCTGTAGATTTCTCTATGTTGTCCGCTATACCTTTGGAGAAGAAATCATTAACAATCACAATCGCGTTACCGCCAATATCAATAGCTTTAAGCATGTATTTAGCGCGTAGCATTTTAGTTGTGCTTATCATTTTGATTGCTCCAGTAGTTCATGGTTTTCGTAAATGTTGCCGATTACAGCGATCTTGTATTTAACCATCTGAGCACAGTAACCGTAGCTATCACCTAAATCATTCAAGGCAATAAAGTCAAAGCAAGCTCCCCTATCAAACCATATTACATTTGCAATTCTACCATTTTCATTAACGCAAATATCACCCTCATAAATATACACACCATTCTTGTCTTTTAAGCCAGTGTATTGCATAACATCGCCACTAACCCTTGATATTGAATCGTAATTATCTATACAGGCAGCAAACCCATCACTCATTAAATTTGGGACTACGCCGCAATTAATCATCTTGCCATTGGTAAACACTCTAAACTTTAATTCCATAACAATCTCCAATTAAAAATAACACTAATACAATAGCGCTTTATTTTTACCTATGCAAGCATTTTTTATTAGGTGGTTAAATAATGTATAATGAGTTAAATGTTTTGAAGGGGCTATAAAATGGCGCAATGCACCAACCAGCCAATTGGTATAGGTAGAGACTTGGTTTTATCGTGGGTAGAAGGTTGCGGATCAGATAGCCCGCTTACTACCGCTTTAACGCCACTCGAATATACCAAACTTGGCTTTGTAGAAACTAGGGGTGAGAACAATACGCCTAGGACAGTAACATCAAACACCGACTCAAGTGGGATATACACTGACACGTCTGTGATAGGCAATGACGTTGAAATAAGCGCAAGTGTTCTAGATGCTAAGGATGTTATTAATAAAAGCTCACAGCAAGCGTTAAGGCGTTATTACATGGGTGAGTTAATGGCAGCTAGGCAGCCAACAGTATGGGTAAGAATTACAGACCCATTACTTGATGAGTACCGGTATTACTTTTGCAATATCACAGCATTAAACCGCAGTGCAGAAAATGAAGGTAATCGAACTGGTGATTTTACTTTCACAGCAATACCTACTTATAGCGAATTAAACCCAACATACCAATCAGAATTGATTACTCCTGCGCCTAGTGGTGATTGGTACAACACAAACACCGGCCTTGTTGATTGCAGCTACGGCCTACTTGAATGCAACTCGGAGCAAATATTATGCCTTTAGAAAAAATGGAATGCGGTGTTAATTACACTACAGAATTGATTAGAAGTAACTTAAACCAACTAATAGATATAAACCAAGGTGCGCTTTATCTATCATCTTTTACAGTAGGGTCTGCAAGTCCGCTGCAGGATGCTGTAACACAAATGAATGCGCTTAAAAGGCCTTTAGTTATTGATATGGACATTGAAGAAAACAACGTTACTAGTACAGGTTATACTGTAATAAAAGGTAACGGGCACACTATATCGCAAGCAAATGAGGCTGGTAGAGGTTTCAACGTTGAATTGAAAGGTGAGAATTTAGGTACTTACGCATCTGTTGAGAATGTTGCGTTAGGAGGTCAGTTAATAAACGTAACTCAGGTTAACGGTAATTTTAATGTAGAAGTTGGTGATATAGTGCGCATTGTTGATGATGCCACCATTGACAGCAACGCCAACACTAGACACGCAGAAATGGCACAGGTAAGAGAGGTTACAGGTACTTATATATTGCTTGATTGCTTGCTAAGGCATTTTAATTACTACACAACAGGTACGGTTTTTAAGGTTAGTAAAGAGAAAGTAATTATAGATGATGTTGATTTTACCCCATCTGACAACCCAAGCACAGAAATAGTTAGGATTGCATCTTTAACTGTTGCTGGAGCTTTTAAGCCGAAAATAAGAACTACCAGCAACAACGACTATTCAACGGGGGTAGCTTTAAGAGGTTGCTACATACCTATGGTCGATTACGTTGGCAGTAACTTACGCAATGACGATTCTATATTGGCGCTTGGTTACGGGGTTGTGGCTTACAGCTCAACCAAGGGAGCTATTGTATCATCTAATGTAACATCTGGTAGAACTGCTTACGATGACGGCATTTGGGCAAATACTGATTTAAGCATGGACTTTGATTTCGGGTGTACACTTGACTCATTTGTAACTGGTACAGGTTATGCTACTGGTGGTGCAACTTGGGATACTCACCCATATTCTGACAGAACAACGTTTTTTAATACAAGGGCGACAGGCTCAGCATTAAACGCTTCTGGTGACACATCTAATGCCTTTGGTTATAAGATACGAGGAACTAACGTTAATATTATTAACGGATTTAATGACAGAAGGTTTACTTTAAGCATTGGAAACACATCAACAATGCTCATAGATTCTGTTAACAATGTACAGATTAATGAACCTGAATATGATGAAAATCAAACTGTTTCTTCAAGTAAAATATCTTACGAAGCTAACGAATCACTGAATAAACTTGAAGTTAATATAATTAATAGCAGGATCGGTGGTGGCTGGTTCAGTTCTAGCCTATCTGGTGATTTAGGGTACTTAAGGTTTTTCAACACCACACTTGATTTCGGAGGGGACAGACCTCAATCATCATCAACGAAAGAGTATAATATTGAATTTAATAACTGCATTATTAAAAACTTTTTATTTATGAGGTGCAGTGAAAAAACAACACTTAAGTTTATAGATTCTAAAATAACATCATTAGATCCAGCTAAGGGTCCTATAGACTTGTACGAGGGTGGTAATTTAACAATTATTAATACAGGTTTTGATAGCCCAGTTATAGCTAACGGTATATGTAAGGGTATTGGAACACTAACCAGTGCAACAAAAATCTTCGCATCAAATATTTACAGCTTAAGCCAAACTAATCCTCAAATATCAATAGGAAGCAATATAGCAAATGTTGATATACAGGATATATCTGCAAGCTTGACACCTATAAGTTAACAGCAACGACCCGTCACATTGCGGCGGGTCTATTTACATGAGGAATAAATAATGGCAACTAGACCTAATATTAAGCTACTACCAAACGTTGACAATGACGTTTACGCACTACTTAACGCGCAAGCTGGTTATCCTGCTGTAAATGTTGGTGATTCTCTGCGCATTCAAAATAAAGGCGTTTTACCTGTTTACATTCACGAGGCTGCTTCATCTATTGAAAAAGACGGCGGCACAACACTTGATAAAGGCATTCAGGCAACAACCATGCAAGGCGCTGCAGGTGTTATTGCTACATGCCTTGTTGACGATGGTTTAATCAATGTAGAGGTGGTTTAATGTTAAGCATCGTAAGGTTTGAGAAAGGCTGGCATAACATACATGCAAATGATTATTTGATTAGCCAAGGCGTTGAGCATGGAGATCAATTGCAGGTGACTGTGCTTACATCTGTTGAGCGATTGCATTTTGGTGATACTGAGCCATCTGGTGATGAATACGGATACGTGCGTGTTAATCAAGATGATTCAGTAGTTACAAAAGAAGGTCTTGATTGCTGGGTTTTAGGGCCAGCATCTTTATATGTTGAGTATGCGCCATGATTAATTTTACGCAGTTAATAAAAAAGCTACTAAGGGGTGAAAGAGCGGTAACAGTAGCTGGATACCCTGAGCA